TGAACCTGTCAAAACTTGCCACCATTGCACGAACTGCAGGCACGTTGTCTGCAGATGCAGAACAAAACCCGTTGAGGTATTGGAGACCGACCCAAATACAAAAGGATGTACTGTCTGATACTTCGTCACGTATGGTTTTATTCAGGGCCGGCAATCAAATCGGCAAAACAGTATGTGGTGCATTCGATACTATCTGCAGGTGTATCGGTGTACATCCGTACAAATCTGTGACACCTCCACCGATAGAGGTATGGGTTATTTGTCACAGCTGGGAACAGTCACGAACTATCATGGGCAAGTTTCACGACCTTGTACCAAAACATGAACTGCACCCATCAGTGGAGTTTGTACCAGGTAAAGGGTATCGAGGCACAGGTGCACCCATAGTCAGGTTCAAAAATGGCAGTCTTGTCAGGTTCAAAACTACAAATCAGGGTACACTCGGTATTGCATCCGGTACTGTTGATCACATATGGGTCGATGAACCTCCACCACCTGACCTATTCGGTGAACTTAAGGCCAGGACAACACGAACAAAAGGGTCTATGTTGTTTACACTGACACCTATCGGTGCACCCCTTGAATGGTTGAAACAACTTGTCAAAGATGGCATTGTAAAAGAACACGTCGGCATCATGAATGTAAAAAACTGCACTCCATTGCAGTGCCGGCCTCTGATGTCAGAGGCAGAGATTGAACAACTACGTATGTCTTTTTTGCCTCTAGACCGTGACGTTCGTATGAACGGAGACTGGGACGGTGGGATGCCTGAAGGTCGTATATTCGAGTCGTTTACTGACGACCTGGTATCTGATTTGACACCCGATCCAAACCGTCAATACATTTGGTCTATCGGTATTGACCACGGTCACGATGTGGCATCACAGGTTGCAATATTGACTGCAGTCGATATGACAGAACCAGACAAACCGATAGTTTATGTGGTAGATGAATATGTGGCATCCGGTGCATCTGCAGAGATACATGCAAAATCAATCATCGCGATGATAAAACGGAACGGTCTAGAGATTGCAATGATACAGAGGTGGACAGGTGACAGGTCGCACGGTGGGTCAAAACAAAATGGTGGTCGGATGTCGAATACAATGTTGACAGCTGCATTTGCACATGTACTGCAATATCCAAAGGGCAAATTACCGTTCAGAATACGTACTGCATACAAACCAAAATACAGTGTGTACTATGGGTGTCAGAGTCTGCACGAACTGATGTGTGCCAGTCGCTTTCAAATTTTTCCACGTTGTGAACGTACCATTAAAAGTCTCAAATACTGGGCACTAAAAAAGTCGGGTGGTATGGATACGATGTCTGAATGGAAACACTGTATAGATGCACTCCGATATGCTACAATGCCTATTATAGACACACAGTACCGTGCACCTAAAATCTCAAAACTCCGAAGGTAAACAATGTCATACAACAATAACCAAATACCACCGATGCCACTACACACAGACCCAGTGACACAGCGACGGGTCGAACATCTAGCCCTTCGACGTAGAATGTTGTGTGGCCAGTGGATGCAAGACCTTATCGACGAAATTTCAAACCATATACCTGAGTCAAGACAAGCAACCTGGGGTGTACCTGACATGTCGTCGAATGTATTCAAGTCTGCAACGACGGCACTATGTGGTTTGTATGCAGAACCTCCGACTGTCGGAGTATCAGAGACCTCTGAAGGACAGGCCCAGGGTCTAGTCGGTCGTCAAGGTTTGATACATCATGCAGGTCTATGGGCCTTGATGCAACGTGTGCAGTTCTTTACTATTGGAATGAATGAAACATTTTTACGTGTCGACATGACAGATGATGGGCAGGGCCTGTTGTATCGTATTGTGACTGCAGATATGGTTCAGGCAGAGGCCTCTGCAGGCGACCCATCACGACCCCATACAATCAAAGAACTCCGACTGCGATACTGCAACGACATGCAAAAATACGAGTGGACTATTGACCACCTGTCAATCAAAGACCTCGACAATCCTGTGTACGAGATATACACAGTCAATGCAAATGGGGCACGTGATGAGGATGTGACTGCAAAATACCTTGAACAAACAATGTCAGGTGCACAGTATCCGTACAGAGACAGTGCAGGTGTACCATTTTTACCGTACAGTCTGTATCATTCAGAGATACATGGTGAACTATTTGATAGTTTTAGCAACCGTGAATGCGTGATGGGCAGCCTGAATGCATCTGTTTTGTACACATATTTTTTACACCTGGCACGTGATTGTTCACACCCACAACGCTATCTGATGGGTGCAACGCTTGCAGGCCTTGACACCTTCGACAACAATCTAGAAAGTCGTCGACAGGCTATTGCATCAGACCCTGCATCCATTCTTGTATTTGCACCTGACCCAGACCTAGCCCCTGGACAACAACCACAAATCGGTCAGTATCAGGCAGGTGGTGATGTCTCTGCAATGTTAGAGTCTATCACAGTATATGAACGTCGACTGGCTACATACATGGGTATCAATCCTGCAGACATACAAAAGATGAGTGGTGACCCACGTTCAGGTTTTGCAATCAGTATCAGTCGTTCATCACTCCGTGAAAGTCAAAGAAAATATGCACCTGCCTTCAGACGTGCAGACATTGAGACACTGGAGATCAGTGCAAAGATTGCAAACAGATACATGGGTACATCATACCCTGAAACAGGATACCGTATCGAATACCATGCAATACCATTGTCACCCCAGGAGTCAAAAGAACAACGTGAAAACATGATGGCACTATTGCAGGCCGGCCTCATCTCGAAGGTTGATGCCATTCAGATTTTACATCCTGACCTTGACGACCTGGATGCAAAAAAGATGTTATTAAAAATCCAACAGGACAACCTGTCATTCTAACTATAAAACAAAGGGTATACCATGAGTAAAACTATCACACATGACGGTGTCGAGTACGTTGCAAAGACACATGTCGATGAGATTGTACGACAACGTATTGCAAAGTATTCGGAAAAACTAACAACCACAGAGTCACAGCTGGCAGAGTATCAGTCAAGACTCGACGAGGCATCTGCAAAAATAGGTCTAGTCGACAATCTGACATCACAGGTTGAAACACTACGTGGTGAACTTACAACTGCCAACAGTCGGTATGAACGTCATACAGTTATCAGTCAGTACGGTATCACAGACAACGGTGTACGTGATGCAGTCGAATGGGCATATGATAGAGAGATGAACGGACGTTCAAAAAAGGACAGACAACCGTTGTCGGACTGGTTGCAAAACATCAACGAACAACCTGATACTGCCCCCAGTGTTTTACGTCCTTTCATAGGTCAACAAAACACAACAGAACAGAATGCAGAGGCAAGTGCACAACAGGCATCAATGCCACAACAAAATCAGATGCCTCCACAGATGCAAACACAACAAAGTCTATCAAACACACCTGCACCACCTGCACCACCTGCATCAAATAATGGTGTGGCACATGGACAGGGTACACCTGCACCGAATGATTTGTTGTCCAGGGCAACAGACCCGTCATTTTATGCACAGAACCGTGATGCCATTCGACAGGCATACTACAGTCAGAACGGTAAAACACAAACACCATTCAAGTTCTAGAGGTTCGACATGGCTACATTCAGATTTAGTGATGGTGCAGGTGTACCATCACGATATGACTTCACAAATCTATCATCTATATCTGTCACTCATGGACTGGGGTACAGGCCTAACATCTGGATAGAGATTGATGGCAAACAGGTGTATGGAGATATTACATACAATAACAATCTGACATTCACTGTCATTTTTGAGACGATAGAGACTGGGGTGATATATTACAGGTGACTGCCAACAAACAGTCAAAACAAACAACATATATACATAGAGGTATAAAAAATGGCTCAAAGATTTCTAGCCCCTGAACTGATTGCCGAAGGCGTCATCAAACAAAATGGTACAATCTCAAATGACAATCACGTTGTCACCCGTGGATATTTACATTCAAATGTGATCAATGGTATTCATCCTGACTCTGCAAACTATGCATCAGTAGTTGCAGATGGTGGAGTTAACAAACTTAAGATTGACCCATTGACAATCACAAGTGTAACAGTGAATACAACTGCAACCGACCTTGCAGATTTTATTTCAAATGTGTACACAGGGTCGAACTTTCAAGAAGGCGATATTGTCTTTTTAACTACACCGTCACCTATTGAGTCATATATTCATAATGGTGGTACAGCTGGTACAGCTGCAGATTGGAATTTGGTCAACAGTGGTTTATCTGATGCACAAATCCGTGCAAAGTTTTCAGCCTCTGCAGGGATTGACTACAATGCATCGACAGGTGTATTCACTGCAGACCAGTCAGAGATCCAGGGATTTTTTAGTGCCGGTACTGGGCTTGCATATTCAGGTGGACAGTTCAGCCTAAATGCAACGTCTGATCAAATCACAGAAGGTTCTAACAACCTATTTTATACAGATGCACGTTCACGTGGTGCAGTATCTGTTGCCTCTGTTGCAGGGCCTGATGTACAACTGTTGCAATACAACAACAGTACAGGTGTATTGAGTGTTGAACTGTCAGATGTGTTTTCACAGTTAAGTGCCGGTACTGGGTTGTCTTACTCAAACGGTGTATACTCTATCAATGCAGATACCGATGATGTGACTGAAGGTACTAACCTTTACTTCACCGATGCACGCGCCCGTGGTGCAATCTCTGTTGATACTGATGGACTTGCATACAACGCTCTGACTGGACAGATTGCATTGAATGCAGATACTGATGATGTTGCTGAAGGTACTAACCTTTACTTCACCGATGCACGCGCCCGTGGTGCAATCAGTGTTGATACTGATGGACTTGCATACAACAGTGGTACAGGTCAGATTGCATTGAATGCAGATACCGATGACATTGCCGAAGGTTCTAACCTTTACTTCACAGATGCACGTGCACGTGGTGCAGTACAAGCCGACCCAGCTGCAGGTAACTTGTTGACTTTCAATCAGTCATCAGGTGACATTGCATTGATGTTGTCTAGTTTGCGCAAAGGTTTTGCAAATCAGTCATTGACTGCAAATACAGGTCTAGTGTTGACCCATAGTCTAGGTGAACGACTTGTACACGTATCTGCAATGGATGGTTCAGGCAATCACATCGACCTTGAGATTGTATATACAAGTACAACACAGGTCACTGTAAAATCTGTACAAAGTTTGACAGGTATCGACATCGCAGTCAGTATCTAAACTTTATACATTCACACCTTGACACCTGGACTATATCCCCATAGTCCAGGTGTCTTTGTTTTAGTGTTATCTGTCTTTTTCAACGATGATTGATAGATTGCCTGTACCTGACTGTGTACCTATCAACAGAACACGGTTTGACTGTCTACCGACCTCCATATTGATGGTCAATAGATTGTTTGCAGGTACAAATGAATAATCTGTTATATCGACATCGAAGGCATCACCATCTGCACCTTCGTTTGCCCAGTACAGTGCAGAGGGTGAACCGAATGTGATTTTTGTGCAGTCACGTGGTAGTGTGATTTGTTGTGCAGCTGCAGTGATGGATACACGTTTGATACGTGGGTATGCGTTTGTATCAGATAGGTCGATGGTTGCCATGATAGTCTCTTTGTTGTATTTGATTATTTGTGAATGTCAGATACTGTCATTCTAGCAAATGTTAACACATTATGCGATAGAATACACACAGACTACATGACTTGATGTCGGGAGATGGTCACACCATCGGATAGGGTCACACCCGTAACAGTGAAAAAGTCCGTACACACATATATTCAACACAAAATTTAAGAGAGTTTATTATGACTACATATGCTGATTTGGGCAACCTTCGCCTCGCTGCAATGGTGGAAAATGAAGTGCGTGCCGTACTCGCTGATATGGCATCAATCCGTAACACTGGGGCATTATTGTTTGCCGGAGACGTTGCAGGCATCGGATCAAAATCCATGCGTTTACGTTTTGCAGACTGGGGTGCTGAAACACCTTTTGCAACTGCAACAGATGGTGCAGACGTGAGTGCATCTACCATCACACCGTCAACTGTTGACGTGACTGTTGGACGTTCTGCACTACGTTATGACATTACAGACCTTGCATCCATGACAGGACTCGGTTTAGACATCGACCCGTTCAGTATTGCTCAAAAAATGGCAATGTCTGCAGAGGCTCGTATTAATCAAATCATCACTGCAACATTTGCCAGTGCAACTAACAGTGTCGGTACTTCAGGTGTCGATATGTCTGTTGATGATTTCTATGATGCAATGTTTCAACTAGAGTCAGAGTCAAACAATGGTGAGTTCTATTGTATACTTCATCCACAACAGTTGTCAGATTTGCGTGATAGCCTTCGTTCAGAGTCTAACAATGCACTTGCATTCAGTCCTGCAACAGAGGACATGTTGGCTATCAAAGGACAAGGTTTTGCCGGTCGTTTTGGTGGTGTTGACATCTTCAAATCTGCATACGTAACAGAGGCCACTGGTAACAAAATCGGTGCAATGATGTCACGTGGTGGAGTTGCATACGCAGTCGGAACACCTAGACCACTTGCAGGTGCAGGTGTTGAGATCAGACCTGCAGGTACACCTGTTGTCGTGGCCTTCCAAAGAGACGAGAGTGCCGGACTTACCGAGGTTATGGGACACTTGTACTGTGGTGCTAGCATTGCAGAAGATAAACGCATTGTCAAAATCGTGACTGATGCCTAAAAGGTTTTCATGGGTGCATCGGTTTTAATCCCTTTGTACCCTGCACCCATGACCCTCCGGGGTCATGGTGTGTAGTCTTTAAAACATTAAAACATTCAAACATTCATACAAAGGGAAAATAATTATGAATACTCAAACTTTTACACCGGCCACCTGGACAGGCAAACGATCTGCATCATCTGCACCTAAACTTGCACTGATGCCGAATGCACCATTTTATTTGTTGCACCATCCGTTTTCATGGGAACTAGTCCAAATGAATGACAGCTGGGAATGGTTGCCACTATTTGGTCAACTGCATGAGATTGCAGGTGTCAATGGTATAGAAGAAACTCCACAAGGCCCTGACTCCACTGTTGCACGGATGCGTTTGATGGATGCAGGACAGACTGTCATTGATAGAGAGTATGGATATATCGCACGATATGAAACAAAGTACGGTGGGTATCACTACAGAATGAGATGGGATATACCAAAGACTATCGGTAACAAAACATTCTGGAACACAGACACAGAGTCATACAATGCCTGGCGACTGGCACTGATTGAAGAAAACATCATAGATGCACCTGAGATTGAAGTTGTGCAGTCAAAAATCAATATGGTCGATAGAAAGATTGACAGACGTTTGAAGTTTCAACACGTGCCAGAAGTCAAAAAAGAGATTGACGAACTATACGACCTTAAAAAGAATATGCAGGGTGCATACGATAGCATTCATGCACCACAACAAACAAAGTCAAAGCGCAAACGCAAAGGTGGCACAGATGCCGAATAAAGAACAAGTCGAACGGGTTGCACAACGTCTGTACACAGAACAACGTGAACAGGGTCGACAGGTCTCACGTGAACAAGTCCGTGCAGAAGTCGTCAAACGTGCACAACGTATTGACACAAAGAACAACAAATAACTCATATAGAGAGGTGACACATGGCATATAACGGTAAACCATTTTTCAGAATTCCACGACCGATGTTGTTGGATGGTGGTATTGAGGCAAAACTTTTATCAGGAGACATCACACTGGTAAATAA